TTCAAACTTTTTATTTTTTAAGAAACTCAACATCAGGTGCATATACAGTTCAGTTTAAGTATGCCTCTGGTTCAGGAGACTCGTTTACTTTTTCAGCTACAGATAAAGGTGATGCTATTGTATTTGCAACTGCAAATGATGGCACTAACCCTGATATTGATACGATAGCTTTAGGTATCTCAAACATAGTTGAAGATACATCTCCACAATTAGGTGGAGATTTAGACACTAATAGTTTTAACATAGCTTTCGACGATGCACACGGCATCAACGATGAAAACGGAAACGAACAAATAGTATTTCAAACAACAGCATCTGCAGTAAACCAATTAGATATAACAAATGCTGCAACAGGTAATGCACCATCTATTCAAGCAACTGGTGGTGATTCTAATATAGATTTAAAAGTAGGACCAAAAGGAACTGGTAACGTAGAAATTTTAGGGGCTACAAATCCAGGTGCAATTCAGCTCAATTGTGAAGCCAATACCCATGGGATTATCCTACAAAGTCCTCCACATAGTGCATCGCAATCTTATACTATAAAATTTCCAACAGGAAATATAACAGCAGGCACATTCTTAAAGGTAGATAGCGTTTCTGGCTCTGGAACCTCTGGAGTTGGCCAATTAACGTTTGATTCTTCACCAGCAACCACAGGAAAAGCTATTGCAATGGCAATCGTATTCGGATAAAAGGAGTAAATTATGGCAGCACCAAATATAGTATCAGTAACATCGATTATAGGAGAGTCTCAAGGCTTTCAATTAGATACAACTACTACCACAGCTTTAATAACTGTGGCATCAGATAAATTAGTAAAAATAAATAGAATTTCAGTCGCAAACATTGACGGAACAAATGCAGCTGATGTAACTGTAGGAGTTGACAAGGCAACAAGAACTTCAGCAGCAACAGGATCATCTGTGTCTGGAGCCCTTTTTAAAATAGCTAGCACTGTTTCAGTTCCAGCTGATGCGGTTTTAGTTTTATTAGATACACCTATCTATTTAGAAGAAGGTGACGTATTAGAAGGTGGAGCAAGCGCCGCTTCAGACTTAACACTTTTTGTTTCATATGAAGTTATAGACGACGCGTAGGAGGTTTAAATTATGGCTGGCAATGGCGGAATAATTGGACCAACAAACGTAACATCTCGTGGTAAAAATACAGTAACATCAAAAACATCATCTGGTGACGTAACCACTCAACCAGGCACAAGGCTAGTAGAAACACTAGTTGTTGCTGGAGGTGGATCTGGTGCTGGAGGAAATAGTCCAGAAGGTGGTGGAGGTGGTGGAGCTGGTGGTTTCAGAAACATAACTAATATTTCAGTTGATGGTAATACAGCCTATACAATGACAGTTGGTGCTGGGGCATCAGGAAGTTCTGGTGGTGTTAGAGGAAGTGATTCAACAGCAGCTTTTCCGTCTAATCCAATAACATCTACAGGTGGAGGTGGTGGTAGAAAAGCATCTGGTTGTTCTGCTATCCCTGGTGGATCTGGAGGTGGTGGAGGTTCAGCAAGTAGTGCAAATGTAGCAGGTTGTGGTAATACGCCTCCCACGACTCCCCCTCAAGGAAATAATGGTGGAACAGGTGGTAATGGAGCTAGTGGTGTTTATGCTTCTGGCGGAGGTGGCGGTGCTGGTGCAGTAGGAACTAATTTTGCACCAGGACAATCAGGACCTGGTGGAGCAGGAACAGCAAATTCTATTACAGGTTCATCTGTAACATACGCTGGTGGTGGTGGCGGAGGTGGAGCTTGTACTGGTGGTGGAGCAAATGATGCTGCACCTGGAACTGGAGGAGCTGGTGGTGGAGGAGCTGGTGGAGATGGTAATGCAGGAACTGCAGGAACCGCTAACTTAGGTGGTGGCGGTGGTGGATCTGGAGGAACTGCTAGTGGAGCTAATGGTGGCTCTGGTGTAGTTATAGTAAAAGAATTAGATAAGGCTTCAGGAGTTTGGAGTCTTAATGAACAAATAGATCAACAAGATGCAGGCTTATGGCCTAAGAGAGAAGCAACAATAGATTATTTAGTGGTTGCTGGTGGTGGAGGTGGTGGTCTTAGAGCGCAACCATCATCTGGTGGTGGAGGTGGTGCAGGAGGTTATCGTGCATCAGGATTTGGTCCAAGTCCATTACAAGGAACAGCACAAAGTTTAAGTTTAGGAAGTTATTCAGTTACAGTTGGAGGAGGTGGAGCCACATCAACTACATCTTCTGCAAGTGGATCAGATTCAGTTTTAGCAGGAATTACATCAACAGGTGGTGGAGGTGGTGGAATTTTTAGTCCATCGGGTCCAATTAGTCAAGTTGGACAACCAGGAGGTTCAGGTGGTGGTGCAGCTTATTCAAGAGCAAAAGGTTGTGGTAACACACCTCCTACAAGCCCACCTCAAGGAAATCCTGGTGGAGATTTAGGATCTTCTCCTCAAAATGAAGCAGCAGGTGGTGGTGGTGGAGCAACCGCAGCTGGTGGAAACTCTAATCCTCCAAACAATAAAGGAGGAAATGGAGGGGCTGGAGCACCTAATGCAATTTTAGGGAGTGCAACTACATACGCTGGAGGTGGTGGAGGTGGAGCTGGATTTTCACCTGCCCCTGGAGGTGGTGGTTGTGGTGGAGCTGGCGGTGGTGGAGCTGGTGGAGCTACAAATGGAGGTTGTGGAACGGCAGGAACAGTAAACACTGGTGGTGGTGGCGGTGGAGCTGGTGGTCATGATCCAAGTCCAGGAACTAATGATACTGGTGGTTCAGGTGGTTCAGGTATCGTGGTTGTAAGAACAACATCAACAGCAGGAGTTGCGTTTAGTTCAAGTCCAGGATGTGTTGCAACTATAGGTGCAATATCCTCAGGATCATGTGTTTCTTATTTTGCAAAATTTACATCTTCAGGCACATTAAACATTAGTGAAAGCACTGTGCCTTTAAATTATTTAGTGGTCGCTGGAGGTGGTGGCGGTGGATCTGGAGGTGGTGGAGCAGGAGGTTATAGAACATCAGGTTTTGGACCTTCTCCTTTACGAGCTTCAAGTCTTGACATATCACCAGGAGCTTATTCAATTGTTATCGGAGCAGGAGGAACAGGAACTCCTCAATCAAATGAATGTAGACCCGCAGGTGGTGACTCATCTTTTTATGGAATTACATCATCTGGAGGTGGAGCTGGTGGAGCAGTATCAACTAAACCAGGTGGTGATGGAGGATCTGGAGGTTCTGGTGGTGGAGCAGGATTAGCTAACCCACAAGCATTATGTGGAGGAGCAGGTAATACACCTCCTCAAAACCCTCCTCAAGGTAATCCAGGTGGTAATACACCAGCTGGTGTAGCCAGTGGTGGAGGTTCTGGAGGTGGTGGAGCAACCGCTGCAGGAGCAGGGGGAGGCCCAAGTTCTGCAGGAGGAGCAGGAGCTCCAAATTTAATCACAGGATCTGATGTAACTTATTCAACTGGTGGAACTGTAACAACTGGATCACCTGTTGCTGGAGGAGCTAACACAGGTACGGGTGGTAGCGGTACTGCTTATCCATCGTCTCAATCTGGTGGAAATGGTGGTTCAGGTATAGTGGTGGTTAGAGTACCAGGATCCACAACAGCAAGTGTAGCACCAGGAACTAATAGTATAGCAACATTACCTGCACCTGCAGGAGGCTGTAAAGTAGCTTCATTTACTGTATCAGGAACGTTGACTATAAGTTAAAATTAAATTATAAATATAACATTTAAGGAGTAAGAATATGGCACATTTCGCAGAATTAAAAGTAATGACAGATCCAACAGGATTTACGTCAGATTCACATCAAGTAGTACAAAGAGTTGTTGTAGTAGGTAATGATGTAACTACAGCAGCAGGACCATTAGGAGAAAATGATATGCACGTAGATGGAGAAACATGGTGTGTTAATTTTTTTAATGGCGGTATTTGGAAACAAACTTCTTACAATAACAATTTTAGAAAAATGTATGCAGGTATTGGAATGATTTATGATCCTGTGAAAGATAAATTTTTAGGACGACAACCTTACGCTTCATGGTCACTAGATTCTAATGATGATTGGCAAGCACCAATAACTTATCCAACTATTAATAGTGATGGTGATGTTTTGTATATTATTTCTTGGAACGAAGATAAATATAACGCTGACAACACAAAAGGTTGGGAAGCAATAAGAACAGACGACACAGCGGATCCACAAACTAAATACGATTGGAACGGCACAGCTTGGGTGTCCGCATAGGAGGACACAATGCCAAGAAATAAAGTTGGCTCATCAAACGGCGGAGTAATTGGAAAAACGAATAAAACTTCGTTTGGAAAAAATACCACTACAACTAAAACATCATCAGGAACTGTAACTACACAACCAGGGACTAAAATTGTAGAGGCTTTAGTAATTGCTGGTGGCGGTGGTGGCGGTGGATGTTATCATGGTGCTGGCGGTGGTGGTGGAGGATATTTATGTGTATCAGCTACAAATGTTTGTGGACCATTTTCAGTAACAATTGGTGGAGGTGGAGCGGGAGCTTCTCCTGGAGTTAACGAAAGAGGAACATCTGGAACTAATTCAACTACTTTATGTAAAACAGCCATAGGCGGAGGTGGAGGTGGCACAGCTAGAGGACCAGCTGGTGTGCTTCAACCTGGGGCAAGTGGTGGATCTGGTGGTGGAGGTTCATGTAGTGGTTGTGGTGGATCTGGTACAGCTTGTCAAGGAAATGATGGTGGTGATGGACTTCCTGGACCATTAGGGGCACCTAATTATGGATCAGGTGGAGGTGGTGGAGCAGGCGCAGCTGGAGCAGATGGAACAAATACTAAAGGCGGTAACGGTGGTGCTGGATCAAGTGCATCTCCATTATCAAGTTGTACTTTTGCAGGTGGAGGTGGTGGATCAAGTTATAACGGAGGGACTAAAGGTTGTGGTGGTTCTGGAGGTGGTGGCGATGGTGTTGCAACTGGAGGATCTGGAGGAGCAGGAACAGCTAACACTGGCGGTGGTGGTGGAGGAGCCGAGAGAACTCCTGCTGGCACTGGTGGCGCTGGTGGATCAGGAAGAGTCATAGTAAAAGAATTAGATAAAGCAAGCGGTGTGTGGTCAATGCAAAGTCAATTACAAGCCAAACAACAAGGAACATGGCCTCAGTTTTTAAATACCTTAGACTTTTTAGTTATAGCAGGTGGTGGTTCAGGTGGTGGTAAGGGCGCAAGAGGTGGTGGAGGTGCTGGAGGTTATAGAGAATCTGATGGTACAGCTACAGGTTCTTATACAGTTTCTCCTTTAGGTTCAGGAAATTTAAAAGTAGCACCAGGAGTGCATACAATTACAGTTGGAGCTGGTGGGGCTGTAGATACTACTGCCACTCTAGGTATTAAAGGAAGCGATTCGGTTTTTGATGAAATAACATCAGCAGGGGGTGGGGCTGGTTTTGGAACTAATCCTGGTTCATCGTTCCCTGGAGATGGTGGTTCAGGTGGTGCAGGTACTTTTAATACAGCAGCGGGAGATGGAAATACTCCTCCTGTCGATCCTCCACAAGGAAACCCTGGTGGTTCAGGTGCTGCTTATCCAGCATTGACTGCTAGCGGTGGTGGTGGAGCTGGAGCTCCAGGTGGTAATGGTACGCCAGGCGCAGGTGGAGCAGGTGGAGCTGGAGTTACTTCTAATATTACAAATACACCAACTCAAAGAGCTGGTGGTGGCGGTGGTGGTGTTTATACGCCAAATACTCGTGGACCTGGTGGAGCTGGTGGTGGAGGTCAAGGAGCTGACGGTCCTAGTCCTGCTTCTGCTGGAACAGCTAATACTGGTGGTGGAGGTGGTGGTGGAGGTTCCACGCCAAGCACTCAACAACAAAATGGTGCGAGTGGTGGAAGTGGACTTGTAGTAGTAAGAGGACCAAGCACAATAGGCTTTTCAGTATCACCTGGAACAAATTCAGTTTCTACATTACCGAGTCCAGCAGGATCTTATAAAGTTGCTACGTTTACAGTTTCTGGGACATTGACAATTTCTTAACGATTGATATAAGAAAGATATAGAAAGATGAACCTAACAAATTATTATTGGTATTTTCAATCAGCAGTCCCTGCTAGAATTTGTGATGATATAGTTAAATATGGAAAATCTATTTCTGATCAAATGGCTGTCACTGGTGGTTTTGGTCATGGTAAAAATTTAAATAAAAAACAGATAAAAGATTTAAAACAAAAAAGAGATTCTAATATCGTTTGGATGAATGACAGATGGATATATAAAGAAATACAACCGTACGTTCATCAAGCAAATGCAAACGCAGGTTGGAACTTTCAGTGGGATTTTTCAGAAAGCTGTCAATTTACAAAATATGAAAAAGGCCAATTCTATGATTGGCATTGTGATGGTTGGGATAAACCATACATTAGAGAAAATGCAAACGATCCATCACATGGTAAGATAAGAAAATTATCTGTAACTGTTACTTTATCAGATCCAAAAGATTATAAAGGTGGTGAATTAGAATTTGATTTTAGAAATATGGATCCTGATAAAAAACCTAATATTAGAAAATGCACGGAGATATTACCAAAGGGATCTTTAGTTGTATTTCCAGGTTTTGTTTGGCACAGAGTTTGTCCAGTTAAAAAAGGGTCTAGATATAGTTTAGTCATTTGGAATTTAGGATGGCCTTATAGATGAGTTTTCCAAAACAATTACAATTAGAAGAATATTTTAAATGTCCTATATGGTACGCTGACGAGCCTAAATTTGTAAAAAAATTAAATAAGGCATCTGATAAATACATAAAAGATTCACAAAAAAGATTAAAACCAGACATAGATAAACGTAATAAAAAGTTTGGTGACAAGGGTGATATGGGAAATGTGTTTCATTCAACTTCATTAATTGGTGATCCTAAATTTAAAGAACTACAAGATTATATAGGAGCAACGTCTCATAATTTATTAGGTGAGATGGGTTTTGATTTAACTAATTATCAAGTATTTACAACAGAACTGTGGGTTCAAGAGTTTGCTAAAAAAGGTGGTGGACACCATACATTACATACACATTGGAATGGACACATGTCTGGTTTTTATTTTTTAAAGGCAAGTGAGAAAACATCTATGCCTATGTTTGAAGATCCAAGACCAGGCAATGTTATGAATCTTTTACCAGAAAAAGATAAATCAAAAGTCACATATGCAAGTTCACAAATTCATTATAAAGTTCAACCAGGCAGAATGATGTTTTTTCCATCTTATATGCCACATCAATATATTGTTGATATGGGATATGAACCATTTAGGTTTATACATTGGAACTGTCAAGCGATACCAAAAGGAGTTTTAAATGTCGTTCAAAAAAAATAAATATAGTGTTTTAAAAAATGCAATATCAAAAGAGTTAGCAGATTTTGTATATAAGTATTTTTTAAATAAAAGAAATGTAGCAAAGGTATTATTTGAATCTAAATACATTTCACCATTTACAGAGTATTGGGGTATATGGCATGATGAACAAGTTCCTAACACGTATTCACATTATGGTGATCTTGCTATGGAGACTCTGTTGCAACAAGTAAAACCTGTTATGGAAAAACATACAGGATTAAAATTATCTGAAACGTACTCGTACGCTAGAATATATAAAAATGGAGATGTGTTAGCTAGACACAAAGACAGATATTCTTGTGAAATATCTACTACTTTAAATTTAGGTGGAGATGACTGGCCAATATATTTAGATCCAACTGGTAAACAAGGACAAGCAGGTGTTAAAGTAAAATTAAACCCAGGTGACATGTTGATATATTCTGGATGTGATTTAGAACATTGGAGAGAAGAATTTACAGGCAAAGACTGTGGTCAAGTATTTTTGCATTACAATAAAGCAGGATCCAAAATGTCAAAAGAAAATGCCTTAGATAAAAGACCTATGATAGGTTTACCTGCGTGGTTTAAGGGCACGAAGTTGACTAATTCTACAAAATAGTCTATACAATAGACTGGTAGGGAGAGACACCACCACACCCTCTCCCTGCTTTTAATCTATTAATTAACTGCAAAATAGGTATAATGGATTATTATGCTACAAAAGATAGGTTTTCAGCCAGGTATAAATAAACAAATAACAGAAACCACAGCCGAGGGTCAGTGGACAGACTGTGATAATGTTAGGTTTCGTTACGGAATTCCAGAAAAAATAGGTGGTTGGAAACAACTAGGAGACAGTAATCTTACAGGTGCTGGTAGAGGACTACATCATTTCGTAAATAGTTTAGCTAGAAAATATGCTATTATTGGTACAAACAGAATTTTATATGCTTTCTCTGGAGGTGTATATTATGACATACATCCTATCAAATCTACAACCACTCTTACAAGTGCATTTACCACGACCAATGGATCAGCTGAGGTCACAATAACTTTTTCTGGTTCACATAACATATCTGCACAAGATATAATATTATTAGACAATTTTTCATCGATCACTAATTCAAACTTTGTAGAGGCAGATTTTAAAGATAAAAAGTTTATGGTAACATCTGTGCCTACAAGCACAACATTAACTATTACGATGCCATCAAATGAGTCAGGGTCTGGTGCAACGACATCAGGTGGTATAAGAGTGCAACATTACTATCCTGTAGGTCCCGCTGTTCAAGCTAAAGGTTTTGGTTGGTCATTAGGATCTTGGGGTGGAGAAGTTGCAGGAGAGCCAAACACAACTTTACAAAACGGTATCACAGACACTGCAACAACTGGTATTATATTAGTAGATTCATCACAATTTCCAACTGCAGGAACAAACTTTATTATAATAAATAGTGAAGAAATATCGTACACGGGTATAGCAACCACAGGGGAACTAACAGGTGTTACAAGAGGTGTAGCAGGAACAACTGCAGCAGCACATAGTGGAGGTGCAACGATTACTAGTTCTACAAACTTTGTAGCTTGGGGTGAAGCTGCATCTGGTGACTTAGTATTAGAGCCAGGTATGTGGTCATTAGATAATTTTGGTGACAAAGCTATTTGTTTAATACACGATAGTGCAGTATTTTCTTGGGACTCTAGTTTATCAAATGCTACAGATACAAGAGCAACAATTATAACTGGTGCACCAACTGCATCAAGACATATGGTTGTATCAACACCTGATAGACACTTAGTATTCTATGGAACAGAGACAACTATAGGAGATACATCAACACAAGATGATATGTTTATTAGATTCTCTGACCAAGAGGATATTAATACATATACACCAACAGCAACCAATACAGCTGG